AAAGTCGTAAGCACGGTAGACGGGTATATTACTGATCTTCGGGTACCTTAGTTGCTAAGTAAAATTTTAATTCACCCAGATTAGCAACGTTATACTTTAATATCAAAAATCTATTCTGTTCTTCCTGCATAATTTGTACTGTAGAACACATACTCGTAGCTTTTGTAAATATATTCATGTATCGAAGGGAATATTCGCCCGAAATTTTGGGACTTTCTTCCGTACATTCAATATTCGTTTCCTGGTTTGCAAAATCACCCATACACTGTAGTTTGAGTTGTGTACCTTCCCTGGTTATCTCTATAATATTACCTATATTGTGCATATCTCTACATATTCTCTGAAAATCCATTGATGCCATTGGTGTAATTGTTGTCATGATCATATCTGGCACTTCAATTTGGTTTTCATTTATATCGAGTAATTTCAAAGCAAATTTAGTACATGTTTTCTTTGATTCGTTATGAATTTCAATATTCATAAACTCTTTACAATTTATACTCATTACAAGAACATCGTTATTTGTAATTGATTTAAGAAGTTTGAATGTGTTCGCGACATTTATACCCGCAATTATATCGGTTTCACATGTATATTCTTCGAAATTATCCGATGAGAGATACATGTCAACCAGGGATGTACGAGCTGTATCGAGAGTTACGATGTATATACCATCAGGTTTAAAGTATATATTTACGTCATTGAGTATATCTTTGAGTACTTCAAAGGTTGATTTTATGGCACTCGCCTGAATTGTTGCCAATTTCATATCTAAAATATACAAGTTTTAATTCTTTATATTCTTATTATATGCATCTGATACACTCTGACTAATCTTATCTTCGAGTTCTGCTGTCATGGCCGGTTGTAAAGTTCTACCATAATCATCTAAACCAAACAAGTCTCCTGAACCTTCTCCTTCTAAAGATGTTGTTGAACAACCGCCAAAGTTACATGATTCTAATTCTTTTACAGGTAAAAGTGATTCTAGCCAATTTCGTATTTCATTCCCGACTAAAAGCTTGCCATTTTTGGTAAGCATGGTTGGAACACGTGTAATTTTATTTTTATATTGGGGTGGTATACCCATTTTATTAATATTATGATATTTAACAATTTGTTTGAGTTGTTCATGTTTATTAATGTAGTCAATTATATCCAAACTATGATTACACTGTGGACTATAAATTAGAAGGGACATATCTTAAAATAGTGTTTACTTTTTTTTATAGAAAAAAACACATTTTTATATATTTTTTCATATACAAAAGATACAGGAAAAAAATAAAATCTTTGTCACTTTTTGCGATTATCACAAAAAACTTTTTTTTAATATATACAAAGTATCTCCTTGAGAAGGATGTTTGATTTCAAATATAATTTTTCTTTTTACTAATCACTTTTATTGACAAAGATTTTAAAGATTAATAGTATAAATAAAAATAATTATTAATATTAAATAATGAATACTGTACTACTGATATTATTAATACTTATTGTACTCATGACCATGTCCAGGACGGAAATGTTTACAGAACAATTTGGATTCTCTGGGTATACTAAACCAATAGAACCAGTGTTATTGAACGATACGCAGTTAGATTTATCTGTATATGAGGAATCTGGCGATGATGTCGAAATATCGAATGATCTCATACAGGAAATGGTACTCGCAACAAATAAGGAAGTTTCTAAAAAAACTGGTCTTTGTACGTATATTATCGAAACAACTTCAGTTAAGAAATATAGAAACAAGGAAAGTAACCAGGAAATATACAGGTGTATGTTTATGTCGGTGAAACATAAGGGTTTTGCTATGGGATTTTCCGTCACATCCGATTTACGAATCACAGATGGTCGTGCAACCGTATTGAGTGTGAGAACACAACCTATAGATATTAATCCACCATCCGACCCAAGTATTTACCAAAAATCAATAAAGGGTAAAGAGTTTGAAGATTATACAGAAGTTAGACGAAGTGAACTTGATATTGTTAAAAACACAAAAATAATAGATAAGGTTATATCTGATCCACAAACCATGTACGGTAAACTTAACATTTAAAATTATAAAACAATTATAATGATAAGTATTGATGAAATATCACGTATAAATGAAAAGCGAAATCATTTGAAAAAGGAAACATATACTAAAATTTACGAACAGATTTCAAAGAAGATACGCCAGTCGGTAGATTTAGGCCATAAATATTTATTTTGTCAAATACCTTCTTTTGTTATGGGATATCCTCATTTTAATAGAGCAAAAGCGCTACAGTATATAAAACGACAATTTGAAATAGGTGGATTTACAGTTCAGATTATAGGTGAACATGAATTATGTATTTCATGGAAACCGAATAAAAAATCACGGAAAAATCAACAACGCGAAGATCCAGAAGACACAGAGGATTTTCCCACACTCGTAAACCTTAAAAAGGCAGCAAATAAATACAGGGGAAAATAACTTATGCGTGAGACTTAAAGTTTAAATATGTAAATATACTACAAATATGAGTGACCCTTTAAATATACTTGTCGAGGCAAAACGCGAATATATAGGTCAATTATGTTTACTTATGTGTCCAGTTATGATTGAAACGTACGAGAGTTTGTATGATGAAGCATACAAACTTACAAAAGGTAGAAAGGTTCTCGTAATGTACCAAAAACTCCTGAAAGAAGTCCCCAATTGGAGTGATGCTATGTCTAAACAACATAGTGATAATATAACAAATAGGTGTGCGTGGTTTAACGACTTGTTAGCTGCCGTTTTTGTAAGTTGTGTTAAAATTTTATCCGCGGTTCGATTGAATAAAGGTAATAAAAAAATTTCATTGAAACTTCCAACGAACGAAGTTTTCATTCAAACGTGTTATAACAACGCAGCCAAAGATTTATACAGAGACCCATATATTTATCATGAAACGCAAAACGAACACGCGAGAAACGATAAATTATACGAACGTTTTTGTATATGTGTAGAAACATCCGTAAAAGAACTCATACCCGTACAACAGATTTTACAAACGTATATGTCTCAAACACAAGAGGGTCAGGATTTGGATGTTGGTGAAGCTGAATTTGGTGACTCCGAAGATCCCGACCTTATTGATGGGTATGAAGAAGAGTCATTTGACGACGAACCCTCGATGGAACCTCCAATGGAACCCTCGATGGAACCCTCGATGGAACCCTCGATGGAACCTCTAATGGAACCCTCAATGGAACCCTCGATGGAACCCTCGATGGAACCCTCGATGGAACCTCCAATGGAACAGGTAATGGAACCAGAACAAACTTCACCATTCGATAACGAATTTCGAACTATTGCAACAAAGCCACAACCACAACCACAGCAGGAAGAAGAAGAAGGTGTTTTATTTCCAGACGCATCCGAAACCCGTGCAAAAAAAGTTGGGTACTATTAAATGGAGTTTGAAGACTATTTAAGAGACCCCGCGTGGGCCGGAATAATCGCCGGTTGTATAACCGCAGGATACATACACTTTAAAGCAAAGATTAACAACGAAGGTAAGCTTCCAGTAAGTGCGTACACTAAACCAGCTGCACTCACTGCAATTTTAGTATTTTTTATTGTTACTAACGGACTAGGTAAGAAAGAGACCATATCAACGGAACCATTTTAATTTTATGACTTAAAGATAATATACATATTTACAATATAATATGACTTCCGTGACCGCATTCAATGATATGATGGGTCAATTTCTTGTGGAATTACACAAGACATTTCCAGAAGAAAAAGGCTTAAAAAAGTGTTTATCGGCTTTCGATTTAATGAAAGCTTCTAACCCACGTTTAGTTGTAGACGGGTTTATGCAGGGAGTTACTCCGTATGCCGATAAGATTTCGTCCAAAGACGAATCATTTTTTATTGAAGAATCTAAAAATTTAGATTTCATGAAAGGTGTAAACCTCGAAAAACATTGGGGAACTGCTTCCGAGAACACAAAAGGTGCAATTTGGCAATATGTTCAGACGCTCTACATGCTCGGTACAACCATCAGTTCTATCCCAGAAGACACACTTTCCATGATTGAGACAGTTGCAAAACAGTGTGCAGATAAAATGGGTGAAGATGGAAGTGAACTTGACGAAGCTGCGTTGATGAAAACCATGCAGGGTATGTTGGGTGGTATGATGAAAAAATAAACTCACTATATATAAATGACATCTTGGTTTGAAGATCCAAAACAATTGGTTCGAGTAGAAAAAGTTCATGAATTTTGGCCGTCAAAGACACAATCTTCAGCAGACCGTGTTAACGCATCAGCTCGTTTTATTATTTATGCGACATGTATAATTTATATCATAAGACGTGATCCACGTATATTCGTTTTGGGTGCAACCGCACTCGGCGTTCTTTATATAATGGAAAAATCTAATATGGTGAAGGAGGGCGTTATAAGACCAACAAACGTTTACAATAATGAAGGTAAAGCGTGTTCTATGCCAACAAAGGATAATCCCATGGGAAACGTTCTCATGACGGATTATACAGATAGACCAGACAGACCTCAATCGTGTCATTACCCAACCGTAAAAACACCGGTAAACAATTTACTTACAGGTGATATTAAATATGGACCAGCCCGTTCGCGTTCTTCCACACCAGAATCTCAGAGAAACGCATTATCTAGACAATTTGTAAGTATGCCAGATACTTCCATCGGTGGTACACCATATTATGAATTTATCCACGGTAAAAGAGGTAATACGTGTCGCCAAGACCCACGATTGTGTAATCCAGATGCAAGAGGTGTTCAACTCGAGGCGTTCGCGGGACTCGATCCAAACGGCGATAAGAGAAGTGGTATGCACAGAGGCTCCGGATTAGGAGCTTAATTTTAAACAATTTAATAATAAAGTAGTAGATACTCGATTTCCATAAACAAAATCTTTTGTAATAATAAATGGCGTATCAACTCCAACCAGGAATGAAAATGGTTAAAGATCACGCGGCTCCCACTGTTTGTGCGACCGAAGAAGTTTTTGCATATCCTCAGCCCAGTACCCTTAACTATGGGTCAGGTAGACCAAACACTATGTTATATGGTACATCACCATATATGGCGGGTAAAGGTTCTCCAGCACAATTTATTGATACATCTGATGAACTCAGACCACAAAGTACGTCTCGTTTCAATAAAGTTTTAGCGAAGACTTATGAAAGAAACTTTCACCCACTCCAAAACGTTGAGTGTAAATTACCACTTAGAACACAATCATATGAACCAATGAGTACCAGAGCTGAAATGCAAAATGGATTGTTTCAGCAAAGATACCTCAATAAAAATCTCGCTAAGAAATAAGAATGGCTGATCCTATATCTATAATGGCTATAGCCGGCTTAGTTTATGCCGGTAGAAAATTAAGTCAACCAGACGAAAAATATGCAGTAGAGGGTAACCCAATAGAAGAACCCGAAATCGTTTCGGAATTTTCGGATAGAGATGTTTCTATACAATCAGAGTATCTGGGTCCTTTATCACCACTAGTAGAAACATCTTACAATTCAAAACGGGAAATGGGAACGTTCGCTGAAATTGCACCACAACAAAGATCTTCAGGGGTTGAAATTTTATCCATGAGAAATCGTATGTATGATACGGGCCGAATGAATAATCTTTCACCAATTGAAAAACAACTCGTCGGACCAGGTTTAGGCGTTGGACCAGAAGTTCCAGCATTTGGGGGTAATCAACAATTGTTCCGTGTTAATCCAGAGAATGTTGGTGCGTATCGCTTAACGACTTTACCTGGTAGATCGGGTCCAGCATTTGATACCAAGGGAGGTAAACGTGGTATTGTCGGTGAAGTTGGACACAATAGACCTGAAAAAACAACCTTTTTACATGGTCGTCTTCCTCCAGTCGCGGGTAGGGCACAGGGTATGACTGGTAGAACACCAAGAGCGGAACACGAACGTACAAAGAAAACAACTAATAGATCTGAAACGGGTTCGAGAACTGATACATTAAATTTCGCAGGTGCAAAGAGTACAGTTTCTGCACTTACACGTGCTCAAGAACCAACACGAAACAAAGCTGATGGTTCTAT